TTGTTATTACCTGTGGTTAATGCTGCTCCTGCGGCAAACCCTACTGCAACATTGTTATCAGCACTTGTTAAAGCTGCAAAAACATCTATTCCTAAACCAGTATTGTAGTTAGCTGCATTAATAGTGCCTGTAGCATCATCACCAACCATAATGGAAGAAGTACCAAATACTTTAAATGTTGGTCCTCCACCTGCATCTTCAAAAGCTACTCCACTTCCTGTTGAGGTAAGAACTTGTCCGTCTGAGCCTTGTCCACCATTTACTTTAAAGTTTTCAGCATCTACTAGACCTGCAAAAAAACTTTTGTATTTTAAACTGGCTGTACCTAAGTCAATATCGTTATCTGTTACTGGAGAGATTGAACCATCTGCCATAGTAAACTGAGCAGTACCACCCGCACTAAACGACATGACATCTGCTGCACTAAAGAATAGTCCTGCGTTGACATCGCCTGTATTACTAATGCTAGGTGCACCCGCTGATCCGTCAGCAAAAGTAACTTGTCCTGAAACATCTAAAGTTCCATCAATATCTGTATTGTCTAAGTTAGTAACTCCATCGACATCTATATCGCCTGAAATATCTAAAGCAGTACCAATAAGAGTTTGAGTAAGTGTTATCTGTCCATTTGAAGCAATAGTCATAGCATCTACATCTGATGCAGAGCCAATAGTTTTGCCATCTCCAATAATAAGATCGTCAGTTAGAGTGACGATACCTGTTACTGCTAGAGTGCCACCTACTGTAGCTAAACCACCTATTGCTACATCATCTGTAACTGTAAGATCGTCTTGTACTTTTAAATCTACGACTGAAAGACTAGCAAAGGCATCAACAACTGCTGCACCACTGCCTGCTCCATCTAAATAAACTGCTTTTGTATCTCCAGGTGGAATGGTGATGTTTGCTCCAGAGCCTTGAGAAATAATAATGTTTTGAGAGCCACTTGTACCATTTTCGATAAAGTGCATTCTGTTTATAGTGTTTGGACTAATAGTAATTGTACAAGCAGAATCTAGTGTGCCTGTGTATTCAACATACATAGCTCTAACTGGGTCAGTTGCACCATCTGCTACAACGGAAGCATGAGTGTCTGCGTTGGTTGTTATAGCTTCGGTTCCATAACCTAGGCCTTCGCCAATTAATTCTAAATTAACGTTTGTGTTTGTACCCCAAGATCCACTGGCATCACCAGTAGCCATCTCGTTAAGTCTTAAATCATTTACATATGAACTTGCCATCTATTTTACCTCTTTGTTACGCCACTTCCTCCCAATTAGGAGTTTGAGTGACATCTATTCCATTAGGAGTATTGTAGTTTGGAGTTTGTCTTTCATCAATACGTGACCACACTAAAATTGTTCCTACTGATCCTGTAGCGCTTTGTCCTAATGGAAAAACGTTTGCTTCTGCATCCGGGACAATGGCCCCAACAGATCCAGTAGCAGCATTAAGTGTAACAGATAAATTATTGTTTGAAATGGTTGTTGCAGTTCCTAAAGCTGAAGTGCCTGCTTGGCCTGTTGGCGTGACGTTTGCTTCACCATCTACTTCAACCGATAAAGCTCCTACAGAAGCAACAATCCCAGGCACAGCTACAATAGCCTTACCATTTACACCTGCTACTGGTGCGCCTGTTGTTCCTACTAAAGATGCTGGTACTACATTGGCTTCTGCATCAATTGCAACGGTGCCTAGAGCAGATGTTCCTGCGCCTGGAGCTGTAAGTGTGACTGGTAAGGCTTCGCCAAACGTGAGTTGGCCCCACGTCCCTCGACCCCAACCGTTGATATTAGCCATTTAAGGCTAGGCGATTCTTATAATCGCTGTAGAAGCTGCTGCCGCTGGGAATACAATAGTAAAGTCTCCTGCTGTAGAAGTTTTATCTCCACCAAAATCAATGGTTGCGACAGATGCATCGTTTGAAGCTGTATCATTATAAATCATACAACCTCTAGCAGTAACTGTAGCTGTACCAAAAGTTAAATCTACAAAGTCTGTAAACCCAGTAGTACCAGCGCTGGTAGGAGCAACTTTTGTTAAAGCATTTCCGCCAGATGTGTAGTTGGTTCCAGTAGCTTGTCCTGTAGTAGTAAAGGCTGCTGTAGCTGCGCCTAATGTGGCTGAACTTGTGTATAAAGCTAGTTTAAAAGCGTTGCCGTTGGTAGCAAAATTATGTGTTGCTGTAAGCAGTTCTTTTTTAAAACTTGTTGTGAGTGTTGATGTAATCGCCATACTAAATACCTTTTATTATTTTAGCTAAATCTTGAGCATCTCCTTGAGTTAATTCTTGAATCAAAGACGCTTTATAAGATTTTATAGCATTTTTCATATATATCAAACAAACTTTGTAAATTAAATCTTTGTAGGCCCTAGCTTGGTCTTTAATGTGTTGTTCATTTTCATCAGAATAACCAACGATTTTATCGGTTAATTGTTTTGCCCAAAACTCTGGAGGATGTCCTCCGTAATTTGTAGTAGCAACTTCTATTATTCCTAAATCTGGCAATCCACTTGGTGTAAGCTGGTCTACCATTTTTTTGGCTCCGGTGGTCTAAGATGACCATCGTTTCTATCTATTAATATAGGTTCTGGGTTTGACTCATCTTGATCTTTCATAGCCTCACTTCTTTTCATGCTGGTCATAAAACCTTTTCCATCTCCCATAACAACTAATGGGTCATCAAGTCTGTGATATCCATAAAGTTTTTCTTCTGCTATTACGTCTGTGTCAAGAAGTCCGCTTGATTTTGCAACCTCAACTTGAACACCGCTATGCATGGCCTTAGATAACCAAAACTCTACACAAGCTCTACCAGATTCTGCAAAATGTAAATTTCCCTTGTAACTAAAATCCACACCAAACATTTTCATTGTTCCTACCTTGTTCCACAAAGCAAAAGCAACTGCGTAAGCAACAGTATTGTTTATGTAACAACAATTAAATTCTTCTAGTATTTCATTGATTGGAAATTCAACCAGGTTGGTGCATCGATCATCAAGCTCACAAGTATAAATAGGTTTGTCATCGTTTAATAAAACTTCTGTCATTCCGCTTGTTTGACCGCCAGCATCATCGGTATCTAGGAACCTACTAACTGGATCCATCATAAATGTCCGATCGTGAAATATTACAGAGCCAACTGCGTTAATGGCCCAGACTTCGTCAAAGTGTGTTCCGTGTGATTTTGCTAAATTGTAATCGTGCCAACTTTTACCAAGTCCAACGATAGCAATGCTTTTGCCTTCTAAGCTTTCGATTCGTTCCATTTCTCTCTCCTTTTATGTAACGTTTGTTCTTACTGAGTCGTATCTATACTCATCTCTCCTTCCTCTTGCTTCAGCCTCATTTTTTAATCTTGTGATTTCTTGGCCAAATCTTGTTTCATACAATACCTGTATCTCAGGCGCTCCTTTCATAAAGGTATAAGCTTCTATTAAACAACCATAAAGCAGTGCGTTACGAGCATTTTGAGAAATCCAGGTTCCTGTTGTTTGAGAGGTTAGACTTGATGGTTTGTGTAGATAATGAAGTTCAACGCTGTAATCTTGGTCTGGAACTGGAGATACTATTAAAGTAGATCCATTGTCTACTGCTGTAGAAAGGTCTTTGTCAAAGTCTCCATAATACAAAGGTCTTCCTCTTTCAGAAATAGCAACTGCATCATTAGAATACTCACGCATAAAACTAGGGTGTTTTTTGTCTAAATAATGGTAATCATTATTGCCATCTATAATAGCCAAAGAAAAACTTAATTTAAAATCTGAAGGTGTTGTAAGGTAAGTGTTCCCAATAGTTAAACTACCAGTAACATTTTTTCTAAAAAAATCAAACTGAATTAACTCAAAGATTCTTTCTTCAGTATTTATAATCATATCGTTTAACGTAGCAACAAAGGTTGTTTCATCGTTCTCAACGTAATTTTGTATAAGAGTTTTTAGTTCAGATAGTGTCATACTGTTATTGTAACTTCTCCAAGAGAGCCTGTCATTTTATCTATATTAAAATTAGAGCCTACAATATCTAGACTCATGTCATTGCCTTTTTTAATGTTTGTGTAAATAACAACAACAAATCCTTCGCCTGCCTCTATGTCATTGTTAGGTCTTGGCTTATACAAAGCTTCAGGATCCATTACATGAGGCAATGGCTTCAATTGTGGATGTTTTGGTTCAAAACAAGTTGGACATGTTTTTAAACCATTCCACTCTTCTTTTAAATCATGAAACTTGTACTCAAATCCACATCGATCACAAATAGCTTTTGCTTTTTTGCCTGATGCATACGCCATGCTAGTATCCGTTTCTTAAAGATGGAGCTATTCTAAATGAAGATCTATCCTCATCTTGAGACAGCGCTCTTTCAAACTCTTCTTCGTACATTTGTTTTAACATAACCACTCTTTCTGGAGCTTTCTTGATTGCTATGTAATATGCAAGCCCGGCTGCAAAACATGGATAGAATCTAAAGGGCATGTCTACGGTGTTGGTTGCTTTATCAGCATCGTCCATTCTTACCAATTTATTAAATACAATTACATCTGTGCTATTTTCAGGAGCTGGCCATATCTTTAACACAGGTGTAATTAATTTATCAAAAAAGAATTGAGAAGGTCTAGATTGAGTTGTCTTAGTTGGAATGTTTAAATATTCGCTTCTACTAATCCTGGACATTTGTAAATCTAACGCAGTGCCATTGGTTGTTCTTCTAATAGAACAATCTAATATGTCAATTATGTTAGATGTTAGAGTGTAATCTGTTTGACCAGCTGTAACAGTTTGAGTTGACTGCTCAACAGTCCATTGATTAAGACCTCTGTTGGCCCATTCAGCTAACATTAAGTTAATAGATCTTTTCGCTGTCTTTAAGTCATAACCAGTTCTAAGTTCAAGACCACATCTTTCAAATGCTTCTTCAATAAACTCAGTTACGTTTGGTTCAAAATCTGTACTGCTAGATGTTGTCATTTTCTGGACATAGCTTTTTTCTTAGCTAGCTTGCTTAAAGCTCCGTAATGAAATAGCTTTACGCTAGTTTTAGTGTGTGCTTTATTTGTATGCAAAGTACCATTAGCCATTTTATGGGAACTGCCTTTGTGTTCAGTGCCATCTCTTTTGTAATGTTTAACGCCTTTCATTTGCAAATACCTATTATATTAGCTAATTTTAGTTACTTTTCTTCTATTATTCATTACTTTACCACAACCTCTTGCAATTTTTCTTACTTCTCCACCATTTTTAAAAGTCTTAACATTGGTGGGTTTAGGACCTGCATTGCCTGCTGATCTCTTTCTGCTTACTGCACTTTTCTTTTGAGCAGCTGTCATTTTACCAGCTTTGGCTTTTGGAACACATTTAGGATACTTACCTTTGCCGGCTGTTTTTCTACCACACTTAGGATGTTTTCCTTTTTTTTTGCGTGATATATCAACCCACTCTTCTCTTAGCCATTGTTCAAGTTGTCCTGCCATTATCTCTGCCTGTCTTGTCTAGATTGTCTTCCACCACCAACAAGGCCACCGTTCTTCATTTTCTTTGCTTTGGATTTTTTAGCATAGTTTGGGTCTTTACAATACTTAGATGCTGCTAAGTTAGCATAAGCGCTGGGATACACATCAAAGGTTCTTTTGGCCCAGGCTTTACCTGATGGACAAATTTTACCTTTACTTTTTACTTTAGCCATTTAACACTTCCACCTTTTACGAGCTTGTCTAAGCCTAGAGTTTGGATCTTTTGCTGCTTTAGGAAACTTCTTCATTTGGCCTGCTGATCTAGCGCAGAAAGACTTACGTCTTTTAGCGTCTTTGCTACCAGCTTTTACTTTGCCAGTTACAGCAGTTTTAAGTTTAGAACCTGGGTTTGCTCTACGATGAGCAGCAACTCCCTTTTTAGTCATACCGGCCCCACTTTTTGTGGGGCGATAATTGGCTTTTTTACCTTTAGTAGTTTTTGGTATAGCTGCTTGTCTTCGATACATTATGCATAGAAAGCAGTCATAGATCCAAAGGTTGCAGTTGTATAATTAATATACAAGCCACCAGTAAATAATAACCCATTATCAGGAATAGTAATGTCTCTAGTTACAGTAGCAGATGCTACAGACCCTAGTTTAAAAAGACTGCTCCCATTTGGAGAAGTATTTACAAACTCTACATTGCCTGCCGTACCAGAACAAACAAGGTTAATACCTTGTAACCTAGTTCTACCTGCAAAAATAACGTCTGCAACTGCTGTATTTATACCTGCGCTAACATCACCTGCTGGATTACCAACAGCTGTTATTGAGGCTATTGTTCTAAAGTATTTAGACCCAGTAGCTGTACCTGCGTTAGCACCTGTTATGGATTCTGTTTGAGCATCTCCATTAACATCGGTGCCTACTACAGTAAATGATTTAGCTGCATCGTTGCCAGCAGAAAGGATCGTTACAATCCTTCCGCCAACATTAGTGACAGAGCCACCGTCAGCTAACGCACCACCTATAGTAAGTGCTGCGTTATTTCCAACTGCTGCTGCTGCTGATATTCCATCTGCATCTAAGGCTTGAGCATCGGCAATTATAAACTTACCCTGAACATCTGAGCCTGTTAATCTACCTGCCATAAGTTACTCCCTATTCAAATATAATTCTGTTGATTGCTTGATAATGAACATCAAGTGCTTCAGCTGCCGCAGCTCCAGCTTCTATTCCAATGTAAGGAATAAAATCAACATTGTCAGTTAGAGCGCCAGATAAAACTG